GTGCTAGTTACGATAGCAATGGCTATGCTCAATATAAAAAGTTGTGGGGTAAAAAATATCCTAACAGCATTGGCATGATGTACAGTGCTATGACAAAGCGTGTTGGCTTACACCCAATGGATGAAGAATATATTCTAATGGGTATGGCTGCATATGGTCATCCTGTATATGCTAACTCAATCGACAGCGAACTTATCTCAGATAGAACTAATTTAGAATTCATGCGTAATTTACATGTAGGTGTAGACGATGATTTCTTAGGTAGTGATGCAGATCATATGGATATTGCGGCATCTACTCAAGCACTAACTGAATCGCTAATTAAAATTGTTATGTCTAAGGCAAGATATTTAGGTCATAGCAAGAACTTAGTATACGGTGGTGGAGTTGCATTAAACTGCCTAGCAAATCGTGTATTGGGTGATTACTTTGAAAATATTTGGATTGTACCTAACCCAGGTGATGCTGGCAATAGTCTTGGTGCTGCCGCATTAGGATATGGTAAAAAACTAGTATGGCGTGATGCATTCTTAGGTCATGAGATTCCGGGTAACTACCCTATTGACAATGTGATCAAAGAGTTGCATACTAACAAGATGGTGGGGGTAGCAAGTGGTCGTGCTGAATTTGGACCACGTGCATTAGGTAATCGTAGTTTATTAGCAGACCCAAGAGGCCCTGAAATTAAGGATAAAGTCAATGAAATCAAACGTAGACAGAAGTTCAGACCATTTGCGCCGATCATTTTGGAAGAGCATGTTCATCAGTACTTTGATATGCCTCGCAACTGGAATAACAGTAGGTATATGCAAGTCATCGCTACTTGCAGGCATCCTGACTTATTTCCTGCTATCGCTCACGCTGACGGCACTAGTCGTGTTCAGACAGTTCCAAAAGATGAATCTGGGATACGACAGTTATTAGAACAGTGGTACAAAGAAACTGGATGCCCCATGTTGTTAAACACTTCACTTAATATCAGAGGTGAACCAATGGTCAATGACCGCAACGATGCTGATAGATTTGAAAAACTTTATAACCTCACTGTCTGCTCATAAGTAGATGTATGTTGAGAGATGTTTTTTATTACGGCAAAAAACCAAACGTCCATCCTAGAGAAAGATACGCAGAAAACTTAGAACATGCTCGGTCAATGGCTACGACCGAACATTTTTGGGTAATTAACGAGTCCTGTGATTATAGAAATTTCGACTGGGATTTTGACTTTGAGTTCCTTCCAGATGAAGATGTATGGGCAGAGTCCCATAACAATGTGTGGCCCAGCCAACATCAAAAAGATTCAGGCACCTGGCTTTGTTCTACAGAATTCAGTGACATTATCATTTATAGAAATGATGTTGAACCTGTACGTAGAAAAAATGAAAAGCATGATGCATGGGTAATTTTAGATAACGTTGACGAATCTAAGTTTGACTTCAGTTGGCATCCTGATCCAACCAGTCCTCCTTATATCTATAAGTGGGGAACTAAATTCTTTCCTGCGCAACTTAGGCACGTATTAGAATATCGTGTTAAGGGCGCTACACAAGAAAAGTATTTGGATAAAATTGTTGAGTTGCTACCTGAAACGGATCGCTGGGTAGAGTATCAAACAGTAGATCGTGAATACTTTGATTTGACATGGCGTCCTGATCCAATGGAGCCACCATACATTTATGTATGGGGTAACAAGTATGTAGATGGTAAACTACAACCTACATTAGAGTATCATGCACCCAATGCTACAAATAAAAAATACATGCCTGAACCACTTAAAGTTTTGCCTGAATGGGATCGTTGGGTAGAGCATGTTCAAGTAGATAAAACTAAATTTGATTTTAGTTGGAGACCTGACCCACGTGAACCAGCATATAATTATGTATGGGGTAACAAGTACGAAGAGGCTGAATTAAAGCCCACATTAGAATATCGCATGCCGGGTGCAACAGCAATCAAGTACATGCCAGATCATGTACCTGTAGTACCACAATGGGATCGCTGGGTACTTGTAGATAAAACTGTTGACAAAGATAAGTTTGATTTTACATGGAGACCTGATCCACGTGAGCCTGCATACATCTATACTTGGGGTAACAAATATATCTCTGCGGAGTTGCAACCTACACTAGAATATAGAATGGAAGGTGCAACTGAACGCAAATACATGGGTAATACTGTTGATGTATTACCGCAGTGGGACATTTGGGTTGAAGTTCAAACTATTGACAAAGAATTGTGTGTTAAAAACAATTTCGATTTTAGTTGGAGACCTGATCCACGTGAGCCTGCATATATCTATACATGGGGTAATAAGTTCATTGAAGCAGAACTAAAGCCCACACTAGAATATCGTATGTCAGGTGCAACTGAACGCAAGTACATGGGTAACAATGTTGAAGTGTTGCCACAATGGGATCGTTGGGTAGAGCAAGTTCCTGTTGATAAAGAGCGTAGCACTAAGAACGGCTTTGACTTTAGTTGGAGACCTGACCCACGTGAGCCGGCATTTATCTATACATGGGGTAACAAATATGAAGAGGCTGAATTAAAGCCTACATTAGAGTATAAAATGGACGGCGCTACTGAACGTAAGTACATGGGTAATGATGTTGAAGTGCTGCCTCAATGGGATCGCTGGAACATTATTCACGATGTTATCAAGTCTACATTTGATTTTAGTTGGAGACCTGACCCACGTGAGCCTGCATTAACTTATGTGTTTGGCAATGAATTGTACGATGGCACTATCATGCCTACCATTGAATACAAAATGAAGGGCGCCACTGAAAAGAAATATATTAATGATTGGACTAAGCCTAAGTTAAAACCAAATAAGAATTTATTTGAACACTTAGAAGATAGTTACAATATTGATTATAGTTGGAGACCTAATCCAACTAGCCCTCCCTACATTTATGCATGGGGCAATCAGTGGAACAAGCCAGAAGATAAGATTAGTATTCAGTATGTAGTAGAGGGTGCTACAGAATACAAGTACATGGAAGAACGTGCAACACGTAAACCATGCATGGATAACTGGGAAGTTCCTGAAAACTTAGACGTTTCAAAGTTTGACTTTAGTTGGGAACCTAGTCCGGCTGACCCGCCATATATCTATCAATTTGGTACTCAGTGGCAAAAGACAGGTGGTCCTAGATACGTAGTACCTGGTGCAACCGAAGTCAAGTACATGGGAACACTCAAGGCAAGACGATTGCCGTCAATTGACAACTGGACTGTGCCAAGTTATATTGACAAAGACAGTTTCGATTTCAGTTGGCATCCAGATGATACAAGTCCTCCCTATGTATATCAGTTCCCAACACAGTGGGCTATTGCAGGTGGACCAGTGTACACTGTAGAAGGTGCAAAAGAAAATAAGTTTGTCGATTCACCGTTGGCAAAAGCCAAACCAAACAAAGATAACTGGGAAGTTAACAAATATGTTGACAGTGACTTGTTTGACTACAGTTGGCATCCATATGTTGATGATGAACCTTATATCTATCAGTTCGGCACTCAGCATCAAAAGACGGGTGGACATAGATATATTACGCCGGGTACACACAAAAACAGCCCTGTAATGTATGTTGATGCACGTATTCTTAAATCAAAGCGTTTAGAAAATAAATCTAAGTTTACTGTATTAAACGATTATAAGATTAAAGAATTTGATTATAGTTGGCACCCTGACGAGACAGAAGAGCCATACATTTATGTGTTTGGTAACAATCAGTATCCTGCTGAAATCATGCCTACGATTGAATATCGTATGCCCGGAGCAACACAAGTCAAGTATGTTAACAATATTATTGCCACACTTGATACTGATTTGACTAACTGGGAAATTCCCGACAATGTTGATACAACAGGGTTCGATTTCAGTTGGAAACCTAATCCAAAAGAACCTGCATACATTTATGAGTTTGCTACTCAGTGGCAAAAGACAGGTGGTCCTCGCTACATTGTAGAAGATGCGACTGAGGTTAAATATTTAGATAGTCAAAAGGTTAAGCGTCTGCCTTCAACCGACAACTGGACTGTGCCTAGTTATATTGACAAAGAACAGTTTGACTTTAGTTGGCATCCCGATGCAACTAGTCCAGCATACATTTATCACTTTCCAACACAATGGGCATTAAGTGGTGGACCTACTTATACAGTAGAAGGGGCAGTTGAATCTAAGTTTGTAGAAGACCAACAAGCCGTAGCATTAGTTGATAAGACTAACTGGGAATATGATACAGACTTAATTGACGAAACTAGTTTCGACTTTAGTTGGCATCCATATATTGAAGATCAGCCTTATATCTATGTCTTTGGTACACAGCATCAAAAGACAGGTGGTCCAAAGTATATTACACCGGGCTGTCATAAGAACAGTCCTGTAAAATATATTGACACACGTATTCTTAAGGCAAAGAGATTGCCATGCATGGACAATTGGAAGATCATTGATGACGTTGTAGTTGATGAATTTGACTATAGTTGGCATCCAGACGAAACTGAAGAGCCATACATTTATCAATTTGGCAACAATCAATACAGTGCTGAGATTATGCCTACTTTGGAATACAAAGTTAAGGGTGCAACACAAATAAAATATGTTAACACGATTGTTGCTAGGTTAGGAAAAGACTTGACCAATTGGGAAATTCCCAATAATATCGATACGTCTGAGTTTGACTTTAGTTGGAAGCCTAATCCTAAAGATCCTGCTTATGTGTATGAATTTGGCACACAGTGGCAAAAGACAGACGGCCCTTGTTATGTAGTAAAGGGCGCAACAGAAAGAAAGTACATTGATGGGTCAAAGGCTAAAAGATTATCTAGTAAAGAAAATTGGACCATTCCTAGCAACATTGATATTACTGGATTTGATTTTTCATGGCATCCAGATAATACTAGTCCTGCTTACATTTATGTATTTGCAACTCAATGGGCACTCAGCGGCGGACCTGTATACACAGTTCCTGGAGCAACTGAAACAAAGTATGTAGAAGATCAATCTGCAAAGTCATTACCAGATAAGACTAACTGGGAATTTGACAGTAATCTTATTGATGAAACAAGTTTCGATTTTAGTTGGCATCCATACGTAGAAGATCAACCATACATTTATCAATTTGGTACACAATGGCAAAAGACCGGTGGTCCTGTATATAAGACACCTGGCGTTCATAAGAACAGCCCTGTAAAATACATTGACACACGTATTCTTAAAGCAAAGAGATTGCCTAACGGCTCATCTAATTGGAATACATTACATGACTATCAAATTGTAGACTTTGATTACAGTTGGCATCCTGACGATACTGACGAGCCATACATTTATGTGTTTGGTAACAAGTACTATTCAGCCGAGCAAATGCCTACGATTGAATATCGTATGCCAAACGCCACTCAAGTCAAATATGTACATAGTCCTGTAGCAACATTAGCACAAGATAAAACTAATTGGGATATTCCTACTAACGTAGACATTAGTAATTTTGACTTCAGTTGGAAGCCTAGCCCATTAGAACCTGCATATATCTATCAGTTCGGTACTCAGTGGGCTAAGACTAGAGGTCCACGATATGTTGTTAAGGGTGCTAAAGAAGTAAAGTATATTGATAGCACTAAAGCAAAGGCATTAGACACTAGAAAAAATTGGGAGATTCCTAAGACACTAGACATTAGTGAATTTGACTTTAGTTGGCACCCAGATGATACTGATCCTCCCTATATCTATCAGTTCGGTACTCAGTGGGCATTAACTGGTGGTCCAAGATATGTAGTTGAAGGTGCCAAAGAAGTAAAGTATGTTGAATCTATTATTGCTAAGGCAAGATCCAACATGACTAACTGGGAAGTACCTGCGAATATTGATAACAAGTCCTTCGACTTTAGTTGGCATCCATATGCGGAAGATGATCCGTTCATCTATCAGTTTGGTACACAGCATCAAAAGACAGGTGGACCTCGCTATCTAGTACCCGGTGCTACAAAGATTAAGTATGTTGATACACGTGTTCTAAAGGCAAAGAGATTGCCAGATAGAACTAACTGGTATGTTCCTGAAAACACTGACGTATCAAAGTTTGACTTCAGTTGGCATCCTGATGAAACTGCTGATCCTGCTATCTATCAATTTGGTAGTGTTGTAGGTAAAGATGACGGCCCAAGATATATTGTACCTAACAATGATGGTAAGGTACTATTCTTAGAAAATCTTTATGCAGAAGAAACAGAAGAAAAATCTGTAGCAAAATACTTTATTGAAACTACACTAGAAGATTTAATCAGTCTGCATCCAGATGAAGTCTTTTGGGCATTGAACAGAGACTTGGATTACTCTAAGTTTGACTTTGATTGGAGACCAGATGTATACCAATCAAACTACATTCATGCCTTTGGTTCACGTGACAACATTGACACTCAAACATATTTTGTCAATGCTGTTATTTGGGAAAAGGGATTTAGAAATATCAACTATATCGAAGATGATAAGATTCAAATTAAAGCGAACCTTGACATGTTCTATGTTGATAGAGGAAACCCTGAGGCTCAAGCAAGATTTGACGCACTAAAAGCACGTTTCCCTAAGATTCAAAAGACTCGATATCTTAACAGTTGGGTAGACACAATCAATCGTTGTACTAATCGTGCATCAACAAGTTTGTTGTGGGTATTAAACTCAGAACTAGACTATAGCAATTTTGATTTTGAATACTATCCTAACGCATGGCAAATGAAGATGGTTCATGTGTTTGGTACACAGTGGAGTCACTGGGGAACTACGTTCATGGTAAATCGTGAATCATTCTCTAATGATACCAAATACATCAAAATCATTGAGCATTTGAACAATCTAAACTTTGTCAAGGACAATCGTGCTAAGGCAACTAAGTGCATCTATGACATAGTATTGATCGATCACGGCAACAGTGAGACAACTACAATTGTTGAACAACTTAAGCAAAAGGCTCAAGATAAGCAGGTCATTACTGTAAAGTATAGTGAGAGTTATTTAAACACTCTACATCAGATTTTAAGTAAGCAGCCTGAAAAGAAAGAACATTACTTGTGGATTTGCAGTAGCGTATGTGACTACCGTGATTTTGATTTCTCATATGTATGTGATCCATTTGCTAAAGATCAGTTGCATGTATTCCCTAGTGGTAAGCAAAAGTTTGGTGACACGTTCTTTATTGACGTTAATAAGACACGTGAAATCATTTCTGATATGAAGGTATTGGAAGACTACCATAAGGTTAATTACAACTCTACAATGCGTGTATCTCGCTTACCTGAACCTATCATTTCAATAAGTGATGATACTATGGTAAACATTGCACAGCAAGTCAATGATTGGCCATATGCAACTATTATCAGTGAAGGTAATAGTGATATTGAGCAAATTGAAGTTGAGCCTATGAACTTATGGCAACCTGACACTAAAAACATTATGGTTACCAGCACAGGCGCAACTAGAATTATTGTACCGCGAGAAGCAAAAGATTTCATTAAGAAAGAATTATATGATTATCCTTACATTAAGAAATCTGCTAAACTTGCAAAGAGTAATCCACTAGATATCGTATTCTTAAGCAACGGTGAAACTGGTGCAGATGAAAACTATGAACATCTATTGAAGATAACTAAGGGTCTTAAGAACCGTGTTGTCAGAGTAGATGGAGTTAATGGTCGTGCAGCCGCATATCACGCTGCCGCAGAAGCAAGCAACACACCTTGGATGTTTACAGTGTTTGCTAAATTGAAAGTTAGTGCTAAGTTCGATTGGAACTGGCAACCTGATAGAATGCAGGTGCCTAAGCACTATATCTTCCAAGCAAAAAATCCTGTGAACGGACTTGTATATGGTCACCAAGCAATGATTGCTTATAACAAGAGATTGACACTCGCCAACGAAGGTAAAGGATTAGACTTTACACTAGATGACGAGCATGAGGTAGTAGAACTATTGTCAGGTACTGCAATGTACAACACGGATTCTTTCTCAACATGGCGTACAGCCTTCCGTGAAGTATTGAAGTTACGTGCCGAAGATAGTGATGTTGCCCGTGAGCGCCTGGATGCCTGGATGAACAAAGCCGAAGGGGATTTTGCTCAGTACAGCATCCAAGGCGCAGTCAATGCCGATGAGTATTATGATGAAGTTGACGGTGATTTTGAACAACTCAAGTTGTCATATGAGTGGGCGTGGTTGCGTGAAAGATTTGAACAACTATGAAACGTATTCTGATATTAGGAGATAGTTTCGCCGCAGACTGGTCTACAAAATATGATTCATATTCGGGTTGGTCAAATCTACTAAGAGATAAATTTGTAGTCACTAACCTTGCGCAAGCAGGAGTTAGTGAATACAAGATTTACAAGCAATTGGATACGATCCGTTGGCTAGATAGTTATGACACATTCATTATAAGTCACACTAGCCCTTATCGTGTACATACAGCAAAACATCCTGTACACAGTGAAGATAAACTGCATAATAACGCAGACTTAATTTATTCTGACATTGAATATCATAGTAAGCGTTGGCGCAACCTATTTAATTTTGGCTTGCGCAGTGCAATGGGCTTCTTTAATCATCACTATGATATGGAATATTTTGAGACAACATATCGTCTTTATCGTAAAGCCATCGGTGATAGACTAAAATACAAAAACTATATCGTAGTCAACTTCTTTAAAGATATGGAACGTTACTATCAGGAAGATAACATCATAGACTTTTCAGATATGATACCTGAACATAGTGGCTTTATCAATCATTTATCAGAGTATGGAAATAAGTTGGTCTATGAAAAACTTTTGGAAAAACTTTAATCCTTTTCTCTTGCTTTTACAGCCATAATTTAGTATAGTGTAACTATGGCTAATCCCGTTATTCTCAATTATATCAAAAATCACGTAGACAGTAAGGGTGTGCCCACAATCTCAAATGACAAGTGGAACACCTTTATTACTCAGCATTCACAACAAGATATCAAGGAAGCACTTGCTGAATATATCATAGCCAATAATATTTCATTCCCTATTAAGGGAATTACTCAGCAAGAGTTCGAAGATAACTTTTTGAAGTTCTGTAAAACTTCTATGCTTGATGAGTACAAAGATTTTGATACTGTATTAGAAAAGTATCAATACAAATACAAGTATGAAGATAAGCCATTAGGTGTAATCGACAAGTCACATGTATATAACAAGTCTAGCGATTACTTTCAAGAACTAAATCGTATGAAGTGTGGTAGCACACTTGTAGACAGTCCTTATAATATTTGGACTACAAAGCATAAACTTGCTAAAATGAATTGGCACTTTTGGCGTAAAGGTGCGTTAGGTACTAGCGATATTTGTGCGGCTACATTCCGTAGTGCATTTCGTTTAGGTACATATACTGCTACACAGTTTAAGCCTAGTGTTGCAAAGGCACTATATGAAAAGCACAATGCTATTAATATACTTGATACAAGTTGTGGATGGGGAGACAGACTTGTAGGATTCTACGCTACACCCAACACACGAATTTATGTAGGGTGTGATCCTAACCCGGATACATTTGCAGTGTACAAACAGCAATGCATTGAGTATGAACGTTTACTAGGTGGTAAGCCAATTATTGTAGAAAATGTCAACTATTTTAGTTGCACGGGCGTTAAACATGTAGAGATATGGAATCTACCGAGCGAAGATGTTGATTGGAAGTTGTATGAAAACACATTTGACTTTTACTTTACATCACCTCCTTACTTTGAAACTGAAAAGTATGCAGAGTCAACTAGCAAGGTAGATGAACAATCTTGGAAGCGTTATCCCGATTACCAGTCATGGAAGAATGATTTCTTCTTTAAGGTAAATCGAATGGTGTGGGATACATTAACTGACGATGCATATATGATGATTAATATTGTTCCACCGTTAAGAGTACGAAGTAAGACTAATCTTTGTGATGAAATGGTTGATGATATCAAGACCTATCCTAATGCACATTATTTGGGTAAGATCGGAATGCGATTACAGGCTAGACCTCACGTGATCAGCAAGACAAAGAACGGTATCTACATTGAACCTATCTATGTGTTCAGAAAAAACAACAATAATTACCCAAAATCTGATGATTTCCACCATTTATTCAGTTTTAAGGCTTGACTTTAATTTAAAGACTAAATACAGTATGACTATGACACAAGCAAAGAACACAGCCGCACTTACGCTACTAGCGATTCCGTTAGCAGGCATCATTGCCCATGCGCTATATAAATTAGCACTAGAGGTATGGTGCATTGCATATGGTCTTATCTACTAAGGAGAGAAGCATGAACAAGTTACTATTAGGTACTATTTTTGCAGGACTGTTTTTAACTGCTAGCCCTGCTAGTGCCCAACACTGGGATCATCGCAGTGGAGTTGATCACGGTGGACGCCAGCATCCCGGCAGTTACAGAGAAATTCAGTGGCAACGTCATCACCATCATCACCATCACCGCCATCATCGTCACGGAAGATTGAACACTACTGAAAAGATTATCATTGGTGCAGTCATCGGCGGCGTAGTAGTCGATGCAATTCACCGTAATCGCACTGTAGAGCCTGTTGTTGTAACTCCAATCCCTGATTGTTATTATTTGCGTAGGCAAGACAACTTTGGTAATATTTACTACGAGCGTATTTGCCGATAATTGAATGAAAGTACGTTGTATAGATGCATGGGATAGTATCCATGATCAAGAAGCCTTTGTTCGTGATGTGACAGAAAATCATTATGATCGAATAATTATCTTTGGTCATAGAGAAATTGAACTACTAGTCCTAAAAAATAATCCCCATTTATTATCATTGCCAATTGAGAGTGTAATTGGTGCGGGAGAATTTATTGTCCCTAGACAATATCCAGTGACCAGTCACTGGAAAGAATGGTTTTTCATGCAATCATTGTCGCATTGGAAGGCTAATCATAAATTGCCTACTGAATATATTAAGCACGAAAAGAAATATCATTTTGTATCAATGAATGATCGAGGTCATGAGCATCGTTGCTACATGATAGATCAATTAGCAAAATACAATTTAATTGAAACTAACGCAGTCTCATGGAGAAATCATTTTTATAGCAGTGAGTTTAAGTTTGATTGGCAGTATTTTCAACCTAGAAAAATTATGTTAGATGGCCCTGAGGGTTATGATAAAGATAGGGCTTGGTTTAACTTACCAAAACAGTATAATCAATCATGCTTTCAATTGATAAGTGAAAGCGCAATGGATGCAACATTCATTACAGAAAAGACTGTGGGCGCATTGTTTAACTTTATGCCTTTTATTACTATTGGTTCAAAGCATTTTTATAAACAACTCAGAACTTTAGGCATTGTTGATTATGATGAATTGTTTGACTATTCATTTGATGAAGTAGATGATAATAATCTACGCACGGATATAGTGATCGAAAATGTCAATAGATTAGTCCAAATGCCTTTACATGAATTAGAACTTTTAGTAGACTCTATCAAAGATAAATTGATTTACAATTTTCATAGGTCGTGTGAGATTTCTTTATCATATGATAAATGGCATCCATTAGCATTAGAGACAATAGACATTTATAATACAACCGGTGAAGTTTATAATCAATCTATAATCAACACTTATGTAACATTGGTGGGGCATTTTAATAAATAAGAATATTGCTGTATGAAGCAATGAAAAATAAGTCTTGGACCCGGGGGCGGTACCCGGCAGGTCCACCATAGACACATTGTTTAGTTATGGGTTTGGCCCCGGGATTTGCGTATGCGAGTCGGCAGTGTGTCTATGATGGGCCTGAAATAGGATCGACAGGGCAAAGAGTATCAGAGTGGACAGCACGGCAAGGTAGAAGTCGTTAGGATTGGGGGAACCCGGTCGAAGAAGCAGAAAACATAATTGCAAATGACAATTATTACACTGAGGAACTACGCCTAGCGGCGTGAGTCTCACGGGGTTGACTACCTTGTAACCCAATAGTCAGAAAAGGCACTTCGGTGCCTTTTCTTTTGGTTAAACTGACTAAATACTAGAATGAAGAAGTATCGATCCATTTTTATTTCAGACGTTCACCTTGGTACTAAAGATAGCCAAACAGGAAAACTTAACAACTTTTTGAAACATAACAGTTGCAATACATTATATTTGGTCGGGGATATCATAGATGGATGGAAGATACAACAAAATAAATGGCGTTGGAAACAAAGTCACACTAATGTAGTTCGTAGAGTATTAGGTCATGCCAAACGTGGAACTAGAGTGGTATACGTAGCGGGCAATCACGATGAATTTTTAAGAACAATGATACCCTACAATTTTACTTTTGGTTTGATAGAAATTCATAACCAAATAGAACATGTCGGTGCTGATGGCAAACACTATCTAGTCATACATGGTGATTTGTTTGATGGCATTACTAGACTAGCGCCTTGGATAGGATTTTTAGGGGACAAAGCGTATGATATCATTTTATCGCTTAATAGCAGATTCAATTGGATCCGTCATCGTATGGGTTTTGGGTATTTTAGTATTAGTAAATATCTTAAACACAAAGTAAAAAAAGCGGTTGATTTTATATTCCAGTTTGAAAAAAACTTGGCAGCATATTGTAAAAAAAGAGATTACGATGGAGTTATTTGTGGACACATACACCACGCAGAGATCAAAGAGATAGACGGCGTTACATATATGAATGATGGTGACTGGGTAGAATCATGTACTGCACTAGTAGAACATCATGATGGTCGTTGGGAAATCGTAACTTGGACTAAGGAGAAAGATGATGAAAGTAAAGAAGATAGTAAAGAAAATGTATCAAGCAATATTGAACCATGATGAAGCAAAAGAAAAAGAGTTGTGGCTAAAGGCATTGAACAAATCATTAAAAAATAAACACACTCAAGTTATTAGATAATGTTACAAGATAAAATTACTATTGTGGTTCCTTGCAAAAATGAAGAAAACTATATTCACCATTTATTAGAATCATTGCATCAACAAAATGTTGGTAGTACTAGAATTATTATCGCTGATTGTTCTACTGATAACACTAGACAAGTTATCAGAGATAACAGTGGTTCATTGAATGTAGAAATCATAGAAGGTGGTCCTGTTTCATTTGCAAAAAACAATGGTGCCCGACTGGTTACTACTCCTTACATCTTATTCATTGATGCTGATGTTAGGTTCTTTAAAAACACTGTTATTAAAGATGCAGTGAATGAAATTGTATCTAGTAATTTGGATCTTATCGGATTAAACATCAAGTGCTATGACAATGATATTAGAGCAATCATAGGCTTCTCTATCTTCAATGTAATAAATCACATATTGAAATATTTTTCTCCGTTTGCAGTTGGGGCGTTCATGCTTACCCGTAGAGATAAATTTATAGAATTTGGTGGGTTTCCTGAAAAGACTGTTACCTCAGAAGATTATTTCTTGTCAAGGATGTATAGTCCTAAAAAGTTTAAGATTGTCAATCATTATTTTGGTCAGGACAGTCGTAGATTCAAGAAGATGGGCTACTTTGGTATGGCTTCATATCTTGTCAAAAACTTTATTAATCGCAACAATAAAGCATACTGGGATAAACTAGACGGATCCAAATATTGGAATTGAAAAATACTCTTATAAATACTTTGATGAACCCTGATTATATTGAAATACTGCCCGACTACAGGGTTGACCTAGACCTACTCTTAGACGAGTATAATATAGTAAAGCAGTTATTATCTGACCGTAGACGCCCAAATAGCCCAGTATTAATTCAACGTGCATTAAATCTAGTACAGGGTTTTAGACCTAGCGACACACTTGAATCATTACCATATACACTATCTGTAGTCAAACACTTGATGGTATACAATTTCAACACTGTAACATATAGATGCATTATGCCTGACACATGCTATGGCTGGCACACTGATTTTAGTCAAGTTTGTCTACATATACCATTGATAACAAATGAGGGTTGCAGATTTGTATATGAAGATCGGGCATTTCACATGCCAGCAAATGGGTCAGTCTATATAGTAAACAATGAAAAACCTCATTCATTCATGAACGGCGGTCAAGAACCTAGAATTCACATTACATTTGAGAATTTTGGGACAAAACCCCTACGATAAAGCCCAAATCACGTAATCTTTTTTACTGGCTCATGCGTTATATTAGTACACAGTCATATTTCATGCTGTGTATTTTATAAAGGAAAAATCATGAAATTAGCAATCGCAACCCTAGTATCACTTTTCGCAGTAACCTCAGCATTCGCACAAGCGCCTGCTAAGAAGGAAGAAGCAAAGCCAGCCGCAACTGCACCTGCGGCAGCACCTGCGGCAGCACCAGCAAAGCCTGCTGAAAAGAAGACTGAGCCTGCAAAAAGTGAAGCAGCCAAACCTGCTACACCAGCAAAGGCCGAGGATAAAAAAGCCGAAGCTGCTAAGAAGTAATCCAACACGATTAAGTCTCTTTCTTAACTCAAATCCAAATTGGATTTATATAGATGATGAGGATATACTCAGCGGATATAGAATACCAAATGGACCAAAAAGAAATAGGGATATTGATCATGCAGACGATGATCTTAGTGACTATGTTAAGTTTAGACTTTGGCTAGCAAGACAGTTAGCACTAAGAAAATATGTCGAAAAGTGGGGCTAGTCCCCACTTTTTTCCTTATGTAGTTCTTAGATAAATATATCTATGGACATTAAAGAACTCAATTCATTCAAACTATCAGATGCCGTGAAGTTTCACGACAAGTTGAACCCTAATCTTTGGATGGGTAGCAGATTAGATCCTGCTGTAAAAAAGCAGTTATTATTGATTGCTGAAGATTTCATTACTGAATTGGGTATTAAAGATTTAGACGTAGAAGACGTAACCATATCAGGGTCTAATGCGGCTTATACATATACTCCTCATAGTGATTTAGATTTACATATCTTAGTTGATATGGATAAATTCCCTGCTGATGAAGTTTATCGTGAATTGTTTCAAGCAAAAAAGACATTGTACAATGACACACATGATATCAGTGTTCACGGTGTACCAGTAGAATTATACGTACAAGACAAGAATCAACCTGTAGTTAGTTTGGGTGAGTATAGTTTATTGAAAGATAAATGGCTCAAGTTTCCAACTAAGCGTAGGGCAAATTTAGATCAAAATGCTACAAGAGCAAAGTACGAACGATTAAAAGAACTTGTAGAACTTGCATTAAGAACACGTGATTTAGAACGTGTGACTAAAGCACTATCATTGATCAAGCGTTATAGAAAAGCAGGACTAGACAAAGGCGGAGAGTTTAGTCCAGAGAACTTAGCCTTTAAGGTTATTCGTAAGCAAGGTGGAATTCAAAAACTATATGACTTACGCAATGAATTGCATAGTGAAGAGTTGACCATTGAAGAAATGTATTCTGGCCCCAAGATGAAATTCTTACGTCCTGGCGAGTTAAAAGGGTCATACACTGACTACCAATTATTAGGTATGGGTTTTAAAAAGGCACAGAATGGTTCATGGTATATTCCACAAGTTAAGTGGGATAAACTTAGAGCATCAAGTCAGATCGGTGAAGATGATTTAAACGAAAAATACGCAAAAGAATTTGAAGAGTATGATCCTACATTTAATATAGAGGAAGGTGCAGATAATACGCCTTCGATTGGAATTAATATACGTGATGATGGCGATATTCGTTATGCTGATTTAATTGTTGATGGAAAAAAGAAATACGAATCACGAAGAACCAATAGTCTTAATCCGTATATAGGTAAAACTGTAGGTATCATTAGAACCGGTAAAGGACCTGCAGTTGCGATTGGTCAGGCAACAATAGGCGAACCGATAATAGTTGATGCAGATAAATTTGATAAACTACGCAACCAACATTTAGTACCTAAAAATAGTAAATTTGACATTGATAGTGATGGTACAAAATATCTGTATCCAATGATTAATCCCATTCGCTGGGACAATGAAAAACCAATAAAGCATAAAGGAATTGTTTCTAGGAAAATTCAAGAGCAAGATGTAGCAGAAGGCATTTTTGACAGATTCAAAAAACATTTAACTGCCGACCGCAACGGAATACATTTAACAGCAACTAAAGATGAAAAAAGACTTATAGTAGATGCTATCTACAACGATGAAAGAATAGGTAACGCAATATTTCAAGTTCAAGGTAAAAATTTAGTAGCAGCCGGAGTGGGAGTAGCACGTGAATATCAAGGTAAAGGAATTGGCAAAATTATATATGACTGGGTTAAAGAACTTGGTTATACTTTAAATCGTAGTCCTTATCAAACTGATGCAGGCAAAGGATTTTGGGATAAGCACAAAGGTGTTGAACAAAACGTTTGGGAAGCATCAGGATATATTCCATCAGCAAAAGAAAAGAACGATCCTCGCTTTAAATCTGCACTAACAGTTGACGTTAAGCCTGATAGTATCAAAAAGAATGCCAAAGCATTTAGTTGGTTAACATCACGTGCCGGCATACCTCCTGATGCTAGACCCGACGGCAAAATCAAATAAAGGTTGACAACAGGCATTTTTGGGTATAGAGTTGTCGAATGTCTGCAAGATTTAATACAGCACTAGAAGCCCACAACATAATGAATGTGGTACTCAAGCAATTGAAAGAATGCCGCTTCAACCCCGAATTACACCTCTATTATAGAAACATCGAAAAGATGATAACGACCCTCAGCACCCTTGAGGTTCAAGCACGCCAAACCCACAAGTATCACAAGGTTGAAGCCTACGTCATTGAAATAGAAAAGGCGATAGACTATCTGGAAAAGATGATTATTATATCCAAACTTACAGATTAGGCTCTGTAAGTTGTTGATTTATATAGGAATAAAAAGGCTTGACTTTAATTCGTTTTGGGCTTACAATACATGTATTGACACTGAAAAAACGGAGATAGATATGAAAGCACTTCAAGCATACGTAGCCCGCAAGAATTCTTTTTCTGCGATTTTTAATCGTCCTGCGCTGGATCTGAATAACAAGGCTGATCGTCAAAAGATTGCTGATAGCATTGACGCCGATCTTAGCCCTGAGAACCTCACATGTGACGGTGAACTTCCCCGTAGCCAAGTGCAGGCCCGTTATCGTGAATTGACTGCCGCGGCACGTGATTTGCAAAAGTTGGATCCTTCTGTAAAATTTTACGAGTTTGCCTAATTTAAGGCTTGACATTAATTCAGTTTGGTACTATAGTCTGTATATAGATTGAAAGACGGAGTTTGAATATGGCAAACGGTGAAATCAAAATCAAGTTTTACTCTGACCCCGGACATGGTTGGGCCGCTGTTAAGCGTGATCTCATCAATTCTTTGGGAATTGCTGACAAGATTTCTTATTACTCTTATCAAAAGGGTAACACCGTTTACCTCGAGGAAGACTGCGACCTTTCTACTCTAATCACATCCCTTAAGAATAAGGGCGTGGCAGTTACGTTCGATGAACGTCACACTAACAATCGTAGCCCAATTCGTTCGTATGAACAATTTAAGGCTTGACATTAATTCAATAGTCTGTTAAAGTCACTATATCATCAATTTTTAGGAGCAACTTAAATGTCTCAAGTTTCTGACAATCTCACTGTTACTAGCGTTCAGGCCCGCAAAGCGATCCTGACCGCATTCAAGTCTAAGCGTCCCGTTTTTCTTTGGGGCCCTCCCGGCATCGGCAAGTCTGAGGTCGTGAGTGAAATCACTGATGAACTCGGTGGTTATATGATCGATCTGCGTATGGCTCAGATGGAGCCGACTGATATTCGTGGTATCCCTTACTTCAATAAAGAACTTAACAAGATGGACTGGGCCGAGCCCGTCGATCTTCCCGATGCTGAACTCGCAAGTCAGTATCCTATCATTGTTCTCTTCCTCGATGAAATGAACAGTGCGCCTCCTGCTGTACAGGCGGCTGGCTATCAACTTATTCTTAACCGTCGTGTTGGCAAGTACAAGTTGCCTGACAATGTTGTAATTGTTGCGGCAGGCAATCGTGATAGTGACAAGGGTGTTACTTATCGTATGCCGATGCCCCTTGCTAATCGTTTCATTCACCTTGAAATGCGCCCTGATTTTACATCTTGGCAGAACTGGGCTGTTGGTAAGGCAATTCACAAGGACGTAGTTGGTTACTTGTCTTTCGCAAAGCAGGACCTCTATGACTTTGATGCTAAGTCATCAAGCCGTGCATTCGCTACTCCCCGTTCATGGACCTTCGTCAGTGATTTGCTTGATGATGAAGAAAATGTCGATACTGACACTCTCTTCAATCTTGTAGCAGGTGCTGTTGGTGATGGTCTTGCTACGAAGTTTATGGCACACCGCAAGGTTGCAGGTCGCATGCCCGACCCCGCTGACATTCTTAGCGGTAAGGTGACTGACTTGCAGGTCAAAGAAATCAGTGCGATGTACTCACTCACTGTTTCTATGTGCTATGAACTCAAGGATGCACTTGACACTAAGACCGCTGATCGTAAGAAGTTCCATGAAATGGCTGACAATTTCTTCAACTACATGATGAAGAATTTCGAAACTGAACTTGTTGTTATGGGTGCTAAGATTGCACTTAAGACTTACAAGTTGCCGATTGAGCCTTCTCAGTTGAAGAACTTTGATGAGTTTCACAAGAAGTACGGCAAGTACATTGTGGAAGCAGGCAACTAAATAAAGTTGCTCCCGGGGAGTAGGGTACGAGACATGCTCTACTCCCCTTTTTTAAAGGTAATATATGACCGAAGATAAGAAACTCAAGGTAGTCTTTGCTCCGGGGTGTTTCGATGATTTCGATGGTGATCAAGCAGAACTTGATGAACTAATTGCAGAAATTAACCGACTAGTTGAGTCAGGGGAAATTTTTGAAAAGGCTCAACCTGTGGACTTTGATGACGGTACATGGGATGAAGAAGAAATCGAACGTGTTGTCAATTCAATGGACCTTGATGACAACAGCGATAAACGTACATTAAATTAATGGGAACTATTACATTATCTAAATTGAATACCTGGGCTAAAGGAAAGACCTTCGTTGAGACTGGATCAATGGAGGGTTGGACCATGCTCATTGCTCAGGAATATGGTTTTGAGGTAATGCATGGCATCGAATTGATGCCTAAGTATTATGAGTCTAGTAAAATCAGATTAAAAAATCATAGTAATGTAAAGTTTTGGCTAGGCGAATCTCCTGACGTTCTAAGGGAACTTTGCCCTACTCTAACTGAGCCTGCTACTTTTTGGTTAGATGCACACGCTAGTGGTCCTAATATTCCGGGAGGAATATATGGTGGAAACCCATTAGTACAAGAATTAGAAGCCATTGCACTTTCACCATGCAAAGAACATGTATTGATGATTGATGATGTTAGATTGTTCGGATGCTCTGAATGGGGCGGACTAACTAAACAACCTGTCATTGATGCTATCTATCGAATCAATAAAGATTATAAAATAACCTATATTGACGGGGAAGATAACGGATCATTACCCGGCGATATTCTTGTGGCCTATATCGAAAATAAGGCTTGACAAATAATCCAAATCTTGTTATACTAGCATTATTCTAGTGAAGGAACTGTCAATGCAAAACGCAATTTATATGTCTGATGTTCTTCCCGGTACCAAGGGTAAGAAGAAGCGCAGTAAGAAGTTTGAAAATCTTATCGGCCCGACCGATCCTAAGATTGATCATCAGGCACGTGAACGTCTAGTTACTGCACGTATCGGCTTGCTACTCAAGCAACCCTTCTTTGGTAATCTCGCTACCCGTCTTACACTTATCAATGCTGATGAGTGGTGTTCTACTGCGGCAACTGACGGTCAAAAGTTTTATTACAATTCACGTTTCGTTATGATGTTGCGTCCCAAGGAAGTTGAATTCCTTGTAGGTCATGAGGTCCTTCACGTAGTCTATGATCACATTGGTCGCCGCGATAATCGTGATCCGCAAATTTGGAACATTGCTGATGACTATGCTGTTAATGCTGACTTGAAGCGCCATAAGGTTGGTGAGTTCATCACTACTGTACCTTGCTTGTATGAAGCAAAGTATGATGGCAAGGCTGCTGAGGAAATCTATGATGACCTCATGAAGAATGTTCAGAAGATTTCAATTGATGATCTTATTGATCAAATGATTGATGATCACATGGACGGCGAAGGTGATGATGACAGTGACGGCGACGGCGATAAAGAAGGTAAGGGCAAACGCCCAACTATGTCTGCCGAAGAGCGTGAACGTGTACGTCAAGAAGTCAAGCAGGCTATTCTCAATGCCGCACAACAGGCAGAAGCAGGTCAACTGCCTAAGGGTGTTGAACGTCTGATTAAGCAGATGACCGATCCTGTTATGCCTTGGCGTGAACTCATTCAGACTAACTTGACTAGTGCTATTCGTTCAGATTATTCTTGGATGCGTCCTTCACGCCGTAGTTGGCATATGGATGCTGTTATGCCCGGTATGAACCCCGGTGAAGAAATCGATGTTGTCGTTGCTATCGATATGAGTGGTTCTATCAGCAACAAGCAGGCTCAACAGTTTCTTGGTGAGATTGCAGGCATGATGGAAGCATTCGATGGCTACAAGGTTCACGTGTTCTGCTTTGATACTGAGGTCTACAATCCAGCAGACTTCAATAGTGAGAACATGGACACTATTGATAACTACGAACCAGCAGGTGGCGGTGGCACTGACTTTGATGCTATCTTTGATTATCTCAAGCGTGAAGGTAATGTGCCTAAGCGATTGATTGTTTTCACTGATGGTTATCCTTGCGGTAGTTGGGGTGATGCAGACTATTGCGACACTACTTGGATCATTCATGGTGATCCTAACCCCAACCCTCCTTTCGGGACTTATGCAATTTATGACGATCATAAAAAACATTGAAGAGATAACTATATTTGAAAGTCCTGATGGAGGTAAAACGGTTTACTCCCGCAAGTCGGGAGAGCCGCCTAGTTCTAGGACTCTTCATTGGCAAGATCCTGTACATAAAAAAGAATCAGAATTGACACAACGTTGGGCTAATCTTAAAGAAGCCGTGTTCATGGCTGATAGTGACCCAGTATTAAACGATGCAATTAGCAAAGTAGAAATGTTATATGCACTCATCAAAGAACACAAAGATTAAACACTACTTGGCAGTGTGGGACTGTAACGGTCTCGAAAGTCTACACGATGTTGACTATCATATGGATAGATACAATGAATGGGAAAAACAACAAGTTGTTGCCATTCTTAAAGAAGAACCGGCACCGGCAAAACCCACAGGTATCCCATTACAAATGCTGATCCTTCGTGCTAGATTCAATAGCCAACGTGCTTATGAGATTTATGAATTCACTAGCACTTTAAAGTATAAAGAACTTGCAGAAGCATTCAACAATAACCCTCAACCTATTGTAGAATGGATCAGAGAGAACGGCAAAAAAGTTTATAGTGACTATGTAAAGTCGGATAGAAAGATGATCGTATGATGCTTATTGGAACCAGTTTCGGCGGCTGTCTTAAGTCTATTCTAAAAGGCGAAGTGTCCGAGGATGATATCTTAGTCATCATTTCTAGGACACAAGTCAATAGTTTAGAAAATGCACTAAGAATTGCAGAAAAATATTACAACGAAGGTAATAGTTATGCCACTGTCAGTGGCAATTATGACTTCACAGGCACCGACCTTGAAGAGTTAAAGACACTAGTTGCTAGGTTATATTTGGGTGGAAAGATCCATCAACCGAGGTTATTTGAACACGGATCAGGATTTATTCATCCTGATATGAGCCGCACGGCATTGTGGATGGAAGTAAGTCCAATTGGATTAAATCAAAATCCTGCAGTAGTTGAAGCCTACGAAAAGTATAAGATGTTGGATAACTTAACGAAATGAAGTCAATCGAAGATATTAATCTCTACACATGGTTTACTGATAGAGAAATTAACTACTGTCCCAAACATTTTGTAATGACTAATACCCCTGTAACTAGCGAATCTAGAGAATGGGTATTAGAAAAACTATCAGGCCGTTTTGCTACAGTTGCACAACCTTTTGATTATACTTCTAGCAATTTTCCCAATGTTCGTATTGCATTCGAAAATCCTAAAGAAGCAGTATTCTACGAACTTACTTGGTCGTAATAAAAAATTTACATACGTTGTTATGCGTTAAATACTTGTACAAAAACACAAGGAGAACGCAATATGAGTTTTTTAAGACACGTTGGTAAGCACGGTGATCGCAAGGTGGCAATCATTTTCCGTGAAGTGCCCGGCGAGCCTCATATGTGTTTGGTTACTTATCCCGAAGTTCTTAATCAACACATCCATGACCCACTAATGAAGTGTATCGAAAGTGATATTGGACAGAACAGCAAGAATCTAGCCGACGCATTAAATCGTACACATACTAAAGATGGTCAAATCATTCTTCAGAAATTACATGCTGAAGGTATGCTAAAGAAGGTAAACACCGAGCAAGTAGTAATGACACCCGCTCCAAACATTAAGATTAAGTTACATGAACTTAACACAATTCTTGATGAAATGGAACAGGGTGAAGCAGCCGTCAAGAAGTTGGCAGAGATGGATGCAAGCATGGGGTTGCAAGATCCAGTTGATGTTGCAAGACGTATGCGAGGTGATTCCCCAGTTGCCCCGACTGGAGTTCAATCAACAGGTGATGCTTTAGGTGATACTACTCTTGCAAACAATTTCCGTCAGCAAGCAGAAAAAATGCACCGCGAAGCACAAGGTTTAATGGCAGAAGCACAACGTCTATTGAAGGAAGCGGCATCATTGGATCCTACTCCAGTAGTTGCTGAATCTAAGCCAAAGACACGTGCAAAAAAAGAAACAACTGCTAAGGCTAAGAAGGTAAATGTCGCCTGAGTTTATTCAGAAATGGGAACGATTACTTGAAGATGTTGAAAAGCAAAAAATACCTGTAGAGTTTATTAAGAAGTTAATTCTTAAACTTGATGGTAAAAGACAGCAGACAATCAACATTGAAAAATTAATCAACCAAGGTTTAGACCCCGATCAAGTTGAAGAGGTAGTCAGTAGAAAACTGAATGAACTTGATGACGAGGTCGTGAGCATTGAATTTGTTCTTAATGTTCAAAGCATTGCGGAGACAGTACAGCCTGAGACAGATAAATTATTGAATGGATTATGAAACTTATTGTAGCATGTGACCCAAACGGGGGAATAGGCTATCAAAATAAATTGCCCTGGAGTAATATCCAGGGCGATTTGCCAAGATTTAAACGTCTTACTGATGATTGCATTATTGTTATGGGACGTAAGACTTGGGAAAGCCTTCCAAAAAAGCCGTTACCTAATCGCACAAATCTAATCATCACTTCACAATTGATGACTAAACTACCTGATGATGCATTTACAACAATGACAATTGATGATATTACTGATGATGCCTGGATCATTGGTGGTGCCCAATTGATTAATAGCAGTTGGCATAAGATACATGAAGTGCATTTAACAAAAGTATATGACCACTATACTTGTGATACGTTTATTGATTTGTTATACTTAGAGACTAATTTTGTCAGAACATATAATGAAATATTTTCTGACCATGAATATCAAATTTGGAAAAGAAAATGAAGCAATATCACGAATTACTAGAAGATATTTTATTGAACGGGGAAGAGAAGGATGACCGTACAGGCGTAGGCACATATAGTGTATTCGGTCGTCAACTACGTTTCAATTTAGAAGAAGGCTTCCCTGCAATCACCACTAAGAAACTTGCGTGGAAGGCATGTGTCGGCGAACTATTGTGGTTCTTAGAAGGCTCTAGTGATGAACGTAGACTTGCAGAAATCACACACGGTAATTCAGAAGGCAAAGTTACTATTTGGACACCAAATGCATTAGCGCCCTACTGGAAGCCTAAAGCAAAGTTTGAAGGTGATTTAGGTCGTGTATATGGTGTACAGTGGCGCAAATGGCAAAAGAATACAGAACGATGGAACTTTGGTAAAGCACATCTAGGTGGTGATAGAGTAGCAGTTGATAGAACTGAAATTGATCAAGTTAAGAATCTAGTTGATGGTCTTAAGAATGACCCCACTGGACGTAGACATATTCTTACAGCATGGAACGTTGCTGAGATGGATCAAATGGCATTGCCCCCTTGTCATGTTATGAGCCAGTTTTATGTAAGTAAGAATGGTAAACTAAGTTGCCATATGTATCAGCGTAGTGTAGATGTATTCTTAGGACTACCCTTCAATATCGCAAGTTATGCATTGCTTACACATATGCTAGCACAAGTATGCGGGTACACTGTAGGTGAGTTAATCATTAGTACAGGTGATACGCATATCTATAAGGATCATATCGATCAGGTTAAAGAGCAGTTATCACGTGAGGCATTCCCAAATCCTACACTTTGGCTGAATTCGGACATTAAAGATATTGACAAATTCACAATAAATGATATAAAATTAGTTAACTATGAAAGTCATGGAACCATTAAAGCCAATATGGCCGTCTGAAGAACAGAAAACTTATTCTGTTATAGTGCATACTATACGAATGGGTGATGTTGATGACCCTGACTTATACGTAGCACAGCCCATCTACGAATGGCAACAAAGTGAAGAAGGTAAATGGGTTATGGAAAACTCTGCACCGACACCCAGTTGGCATCGTGATCTAGACCACAATAGTATGGGATATAGATATACAATTCGTGCATATCTATCACCCAAGAACTATACATTTTGGAAGTTGAAATACGGATGACCAGAGAAGAAATTATCAATAGCATGTGTTATACCTATCGGCATGACTATGGACTCACAATCAGTGAGGACGATAGAATGTACACTTTAAATAGCGGAGTCACAGAACTTGAGCGCAAGGCTATTTGGCAAACAATGGCACAGATATTCGATAATGACATTGCACCATACATGGAATTCAAATGAAAATTTTAGTAACAGGCGGCTTAGGACTTATAGGCCACAATGTAGTACACAGACTTGAAAATTTAGGACATGATGTAGTCATTGTCGATACTCAAACCAACTATGGAATTATTCCAGTTGATGAAGTTAAGTATCTAATGAAGGAACGTTATAAAAAGATCAAGAAATCATTAGCCTACAAATTTGATATTTGTGACCATAGAAATATGGAGTGGCTATTTGCAGGTCAAAAGTTTGATACTGTAATACACATGGCAAGTTTCCCTAGACAGAAGGTTGTGAATAATGATCCTATTTGGGGAAGTCGTGTGATGAGTGAAGGATTGTTGAATCTATTAGAGAACAGTAAGAAATTCAACGTAAAAAAGTTTGTTTACATTAGTTCAAGTATGGTCTATGGAGACTTTACTGATGATGTAACAGAAGATGCTATGTGCAACCCACAAGGTCAATATGGTATTATGAAATTAGCAGGAGAATGGCTTGTCAAAGATTACTCGCGGAGAAATTATTTTAACCATACTATTATTCGTCCTAGTGCTGTATACGGACCACTTGATGTTGAAGATAGAGTTATTGCAAAGTTTATGCTTACAGCAATGCGGGGAGGAGTGCTTAATGTTAATGGAGCCGGAGAAACCCTCGACTTCACCTTTGTTGATGACGCGGCAGACGGTATAGTTGCGGCTACACTGAGTGACAATACATTCAACAAGACATACAACATTACAAAGAGTCATAGTCGCACACTGCTTGAAGCAGCCGAACTAGCAGTAAAGATCGTAGGCAAGGGATCAATTAATGTACGTGACAAGGACATTGATTTCCCTAGTCGAGGTGCATTAAACATCGATGCAGCCAAACATGATTTTGGATATAATCCAAAAGTAGATGTAGAAGAAGGATTCCAAGCCTATCATGAATGGCTTTCAAATTCCCCATTTTGGTCTCAAAAGACAGTATAAAAATCTAAGGGAAGAACTCCTAGTAGCAACTGATGAAGCATTACGTAATGGTTGCTTAATCAGTGGTCCCTTCACGCATAAGTTTGAAGAGTGGCTTAGACTTGAGTGTGGTACTTGGTATGCCGTTACAGTACATAGCGGTACACAAGCACTAGAGATAATGGCCCGCTTTGAGTTAACAAAGCATGATGGCATTATTCCGCAAGTAACAGTCCCTAACATTACGTATCCTGCAACTCTCAATGCATTCATTAATGCAGGATGGGATATTCGTATCGGTGACACTGATAAGAATGGGTTGCTTGATATGTCAGAGCATCATAATAGTTACAAGTGTTTTGTGGGACTATATGGCGCTACACATGACAATCAGTTGGGTGCTAGTGTATTTGTAGATGGCGCCCAGCATTGGCTTGCCGCACAAGGTAATGTTGGTTTAGGTATGGCAATCAGTTTTGACCCTACAAAGAACTTGCCCAGTAGCGGTAACGGTGGAGCCATTGTAACTAATAATGAGGACTTGTATCACTTTGCTATAAACTATAAGAATAATAGCAAGCCAATGGAACATTGCTATACAGGTACTAATAGTAAGATGAGTGAACTTGATTGCGCACATCTATTAGTACGTACTAGATATATTCACGCATGGCAAGAACGTAGGAAGAAAATCAGAGAATACTATATTGATAGATTTAAAGACTTGCCCATTCGTTGTTTAAGCGAAGGCTTTATCAAACATGCTGATCAAAAGTTTGTTATTGCCACAGAAGAGCGTGATAAGTTACATGGCAATCTAATCGTTGATGGTATCGAAACTAAAATCCACTATGAAAAGTGTTTAGGTGAGTTAATGGTGGCACGAAACTTGCCTAGCCCAGATATGATTAGCACCAGTCTAATGCTAAGTCGCATGGTATTAAGTTTGCCCATCTATCCTGAACTTACAGACGGAGAAGTAGAACACATAGCAGGAAAAATTCGGGATTTTTATACTAAATAAAGTTGCTATGTGGTTATTAACATTCTTTCCCGATCTATTCGTTCATTTGGTATTTCTTGCCGGTCTATTCTTATTCCTAGGCGCAACGTTCTTAGGAATGATACCTGTAATTAATACGTATAAAACACCCGCACAGATTGTGGGTGTAATTATTTTAGCCTTTGGTATCTATCTTGAAGGCGGACTAGCACATAAGAAAGAACTTGCTGTTAAAGTTGCGGAACTAGAAACCAATCTAGCAAAAGCAGAAGCAAAGTCACAAGAAACCAATACCAAGATCGTTGAGAAGGTTGTTAAAGATACTAGAGTAATTCGTCAAAAAGGCGATGATATCATTAGATATGTCGATAAAGAAATTATCAAGTATGACAATCAATGCGTAATCCCAGAGGACGTAATTAAAGTTTATAACGAAGCAGCCACATTGGGTACTGCTACTAATCTTAAAGAAGATAAAAAAGCAGAACCAACTGATGAGAAGAAAGAGCATAAGATGTTATTGCCTCCGAGGGTTTCACAATGAAGAAGTTAATCCTCATTCCATGCTTTATACTAGCAGGATGCGCAACTACCGCAGTTCCTGTAGCCCCTAAATTTCCTACTGCCCCCGACACACTGCTTGAGGATTGCCCACCGCTTCAGACACTCCCTGAGGGTGCTAAATTAAGCGATTTAATGCGTACTGACGTTAAAAACATGGTTCAGTATCATGAATGCTCACGTAAAAACAAAGCGTGGGTAGAGTGGTTTAAGACTCAAAAACAACTATTTGAGCAGGCCACTAAGTAATCTTCTGACTCTAGTGTGATAAATACTAGATATTAATGGAACAATAGTATGGCCACACAACAAATAATCAATATCGGTACACTGCCCAACGATGGTGAAGGTGATCCGTTACGTGTTGCCTTTGGCAAGATTAACAACAATTTTAGCAATCTATTTGCTACATTCACTAATACAAGTAATACCTACACTGTGGGAAACACCGCAGATCAAGTTATTTTTGAGACTCCTGCAAATACATTTACTCAGGGTCAGTTCTATATTAGAAGTGATGATCCAGGAACTGATAATAGTCAGACCATTCAATTATATGCACAGATTAACAATGACAAGGACAATGTTAAATTTACTGGATACGGTAGCACCTTCTTTGGTAGTGCATTAGCAACTTTTGATATGGATGTTGCTGGTGGTAATGTACGTGTTTTATGTACACCTTTAGTAACATCTTCTGTATTTCATTTCGTATCATCACAGATAATGTTTGTTGGAAATGCAATTCCTGGTCTAGAGTTGGCTCTAGACGGTTATGTAGATTCAGTTATGACTACTGAAGATGATGAAATATTAACAACTGAAGATTAATAATGAGAGCAAGAGAATTCATTACTGAACAGCGTTTAGATCAAGTTCATGATGGTTTAGAGGTAGCATCTAAATCACTTCCCGGCACCTATGTTATAACGGACTTAAAGAATAGTGACTTCTATGATTTATATCGTTTTGGTATTGCTATTGCCGCAGTAAGAGGTGAACAAGGACAAAATGACGGGGTAATGGACGGACATGAACCTAAATTCAGAGCAGAAAGCGCCTGGGGAGAACATCAAGTAATTACTAGTTTTGACCCTAATGTAGGTAAGGTAATTGATAAAGCATTAAGCAAAGTTGGGAAGCGCGGTAAAAAGTTAGCAAGTACTCCAAGTAGTGATGAGATGGATGACACCTCTGACAAGTCTCCTATTAAAGCCTTCAAAGGATATAAGAGATGAGAGCCAGCGAATTCATTAGCGAAAGTTACAAAGCCGCTAAACTAACTAAACGCCAACGATATGCTAGTAAAGGAATGCATAAGTTTCGTGATCCAAACGGATTCGATAGAACTTATGAAATGAATCGTTTGGGTATGGCATTAGCATGCACAGACGGCGAGATTGATCCTGTGATTGACCAAGAATCTTGGGCCGGTAGATTTAATACAGCGCATCCATACACTGATGCAGAACAACGTATGTTGAAAAAAGCATACAAGGCTATGGGAACATCCTATCAAGACTTAAACGGCGGTGACCTACATAGTGATGAGTTACCTAATACTAATATTAAGAGTCCCGTAAAGCCCTTCAAGGGTTATAAAAAATGAGATTTTGGGAATTTATCACAGAGGGGAAGAAAAAAATCCCTGACTCTCCCAAACACCACAGCGACCCCTTAACCGGATTGCATAGATTTACTGATAGTAACTATGACCGTTTCTATCTATTAAACCGTGTAATGATGGCAGCAGCCAGTACTGACGGCAAAACTCCACCTGAGATGGATAGCAACAGTTGGGCATCTCGCCACAATGTAGCACATCCCTATACCAAAGAAGAACAAGATAAATTGATGCTAGCATACAAAGCAGCCGGCGTAAGAATGTTTGATGACTTAACTGACGGTGATGTGTCTAGTACGGAATCAAGTGGCGCCAATACAAGTAGCCCAGTTAAGCCTTTTAAGGGCTATAAAAAATAATTTTCAGCAGTCCTCATAGAATAAGTATTCTTAACACAGTACAGGACTATTGAATGAAAAACTTAATCGATATCAATTCTACGTTAGATTTAATCAAACTTAAATTCTATAATGAGTGGCTTTATACAGCCCACATCTATGACGAAGGCGACAGCCAATTTCACAAAGATTTAACAGCACAAGTTGTAAAACAATATATTGATCCGTTAAATCTTCCCAAAGATGCACATATTCTTGATCTAGGTTGTGGCCCCGGCTATTTCCTAGATGAAATGAAAGCCCGTGAATATACAAACTTTCACGGTGTAACATTAAGTCCTGGCGACATTGCACTCTGTGAAGGTAAAGGACATGCTATTAAGAAATATGACTTAAGTTTCTTACCACAAAAAGATGGCTACTACGATGAATCTGTTGATTTTATTTTTTGTCGCCATGCACTAGAACACAGTCCTTATCCTATTTTTACATTGATGGAATACAATCGTGTTCTTAAGCAGGGTAGTAAAATGTATATTGAAGTCCCTGCTCCCGATTGTGATCGTAAACACGAATTCAACTTAAATCACTATAGCATTTTAGGCGCTAATCAATTAGCCGCATTACTAATGCGTACTGGATTTGATATTGAACAGTTTAACAACTTTGAATTTGATCTAAACATGCCTACTGGAAAAGATGGCGAAGTTAAGGCAGTTAAAGAAAAATACTTCTGTATTGTTGTTAGAAAAGCAAGACCTTTAGATATCAAGTAATCTATAAAACGCATAAATACTCTCATAGAATAACATTTATGAGAGTATTTTTTTTTATGGCATATCCTGAACCAACCGATGTAAGTCCCTGGTATTTACGTAATATCACACAGGCATTAGAACTTGATTCCGTAACTGGTCAGGTACATATCCGCTCAAGTATTGAATGGCAAGAAATAACCTAATCTGGTTATTGCCTAATAAATAATTCTATGAGTAAAGGCAACGCACCTTCCTTAGTTAAGGACCCATACACAAAAACTGTCTTTAAGACAGACAAAGAATTGCAGGATTTTGTAAAGTGTTGTGATCCTGTAACTGGTTACCTATACTTCATGGACAACTTTTTTATGATTCAGCACCCTACTAAGGGTAGTATGAATTATCATCCATGGGACTATCAGAAAAGATTAATTCATACCTATCACAATTATAGATATAGTATCGCACTCATGCCTCGACAGAGTGGTAAGTCAACTAGTGCGGCAGGTTATCTATTGTGGTATGCTATGTTCGTGCCTGATAGTACAATTCTTATTGCCGCACACAAATATACAGGTGCGCAGGAAATTATGCAACGTATTCGTTATGCATATGAAAACTGCCCCGATCACATTAAGGCAGGCGTGACAACTTATAACAAGGGGTCACTAGATTTTGAAAACGGTAGTCGTATCGTATCAGCAACCACGACAGAAAATACGGGTCGTGGTATGTCTATCTCATTGCTATACTTGGACGAGTTCGCATTCGTTAGACCTTCCATTGCTGAATTATTTTGGACTTCTATCACGCCTACCTTATCTACTGGTGGTAAGGCAATTATTACTTCAACACCAAACAGTGATGAAGATCAGTTTGCATTAATTTGGAAACAAGCAAATAAAACAGAAGATGAGTTTGGCAATACTACAGATGTTGGTGTGAACGGATTCAAATCATATCGTGCTTATTGGAATGAACAGCCGGGTCGTGATCAGAAATGGGCTGATGAAATGAAAGCACAATTAGGTGAAGATCGATTCAATCGTGAAATCGGTTGTGAATTCATTATCGCAGACGAAACACTAATCAATCCAAACACACTAATTCAATTAAGCGGCATTGAACCTGTGCAACGTATGGGACAAGTACGCTGGTATAAGAAACCTACTAAGGGTAACATATATGTTACTGCACTAGATCCTAGTTTAGGTACAGGTGGTGACAATGCCGCCATTCAGATTTATGAAGCAAATACTACAACACAAGTAGGTGAGTGGAAGCATAATAAAACAGATATTCCTAATCAGATTAAGTTATTAGCACAGATTAACAAGTATATTGCTGAGTGTACTGGCGAACCCAACAATGTCTACTATTCATTAGAAAACAATAGCATTGGTGAAGCCGCATTGATATCGTTGAACGAATACGGAGAAAGCAATATTCCTGGAATCTTTCTTTCTGAGCCGGGCAAAAAACGTAGAGGGTTCAATACTACACAGAAGCCTAAACTAACAGCATGTGCTAAGTTTAAAACTCTATTGGAAAGTAAGAAAATGACTATCCATAGTAGGGCATTAATTAGTGAACTTAAAGCATTTGTTGCCAGTGGTGGAAGTTATGCGGCTAAGATAGGAGATACTGACGATTTAGTAATGGCCAGTCTACTAGTAGTGCGTATTTTACAGCATTTAGCAGATTATCACGGAGACTTAGAAAGTCAGATTCGTGACCACGAGGATATTATTGCTCCCCTGCCCTTCTTTGCTGTATTAGGTTGATGACTTTGGACTAAATATTACTATGGCACTAGACAACGAATCATTTAATAAGCAACTATACGACCTTTTAAAGACCAGAGGATACAAACCTGTGTCTAAAAACGCACGTAATCAAGACGTTACTGCTTCACAGGAAGCGGATGTAATGGAATTTCAGTTTATTAAAGACGGTGAAAATTACGGCAAAGCATGGGTTACTATCGACAATGCTAGTACTGTAATATTATATTATGATAATGATCAAGAAGACAGTCCCGAAGGCAGAACACCTGGGGTAGATTACGATGATTCATGGTCTGGATTCAAAAAGCATTTAAGTAGTTGGGCACAACGTAAACAATTAGACTTTGAGTTGTCTAATAAAGATAGACTTAGCGATGATATGCGTCAAAGGGAATATGTAAAAATGAAAGAAAAAGTAAACGAAGGATATTATCCAATGGGTAAGCAGGCAAGTTACAACGATAACGTGCCTACTGTTAAAATTATTTTACAGCATACCCGTCAAATTCAAGAAGGCGAACAGAGATTCCGCAACATTGCTAAAATCTTTTTGGAGAATCAACTTGGAGAAAGAATTCTTGCCCCTACTACCCGCCCGGGAATCGCCCAAGTTTATGCCAGACATTTGGCCGAAGGCGGTGTTCCAAATGATGATCGTTGGAACCACATCAAGGGTCTTTGTGAAGAATACGGAAAAATGGCCGGCTTCGTTCGTGCCACTAGAGGTAAAGAATTTAACGAATCAGCACAATCATTAATCAATGAAGGTGTGAATCATTATAACAATCTACGTGAAACATTAGGTAAGATGCGTGGTCATCGTGGATACAACGCATATTTTGAAAGTTATACCCCAACCCTTATGGAAACAGATGGTGATGAAAACTTGAATGAATTGTTTGTTCAAGAAACACTTGATCCACGTATTGAAAGTGTAATGCCAATCTTATCAAGACTACGTAAGAACTTGGGCGAGATGAGTGAAGTAACAGCACTTGAGAGTTGGGCGAACGATATCATCAGCGAAAAGATGGATTCTACCACTAAAAGTTTAGCAGTCCCTGCTGATGAAATGCTTGATGAAGCGCCCGGCGCAGAAACATTAGGTCACAACCAGTCAACAGAAAAAAGCAACTTAGCCGCATTCGATTTAGATGAAGAAGCAAGTGAAGGTCGTCCTTATATTTGCTTACACGCTAAGAAGGGCAGATTTGAATGCCACGCTAATTCAAGTTATGAAGCCGCAAAGAAAGCCGCACAGAAGTGGGGCATGAAGAATACAGCAGGTATTGATGCACATTTAGCAGACATTAAGCATAGTACAGCAAGTCTCGGTGAAGCAGAACAGCCAACTGAAGAAAAGTTAACTGCGGCACTGAAGAATGTTGAAGCAAAGATTGAAGCAGAAAAGAATCCTCAACTAAAAATGAAGTTGACACATAAGAAGGAAGAGATTGAAGCCGCACTAAAGCAGTTAAAAGATCAGCCTAAGAAATCAACAAAATCATCTTCAAACAATCCATTGTCAAGACTTAAAGGTGATGTAGACGATGCTAGTAAATCATCAGGTGGTAATGATGAAAACTTTTGGAAAGCAGTTGGTAAATTAGCAATTGGTTTGGGCGAGTCACGCATGGCTGAAGCCGACAGTATCATTCAAGATATTATCAATGGTGATTTGGATGCATATGATGTTATGACAAATCCTAAAACACCAGAAGAAGAATACGTAGCAAACATGATGCAAGAAATGTATGATGACGTTTCAATTGATTATCGCCTACATCCAGATGATGATTTTGAAGAAATCTTAGACATTATAGTTGATCGATTAGAAAAAGACCATAAGCATGATGACAATCAGCCATCAATGTTTGAAGAAGAAGTATCAGAAGATTTGGACGCTAACCAAAAGCGTGTAGGTCAATTAGGTCCAACCGAGAAGGTAGGACCAAAAGGTGCAGTAGGCAAATTAGTAGGTGCTAGCGAATCAATTGAACATGATCCGTTAGACGATCTAAAACGTTTATTGGGTAATTAAGTTTACTAAAAACCGCACTTAAAACGTGCGGTTTACCATATCCGGCATAAATACTATTGACATAGCATTGAGTATTGTATATACTTGATACTGTGTTAGTTGTCTCCGACAACGATATACAAAACACATTTAGGCTCAAAATAGGCATTTTTTAAAGGAGAAAACAAAATGGCAAGTCTAGCAGAAATCCGTGCCCGTATCGCGGCACAAGAAAACAAAGCACAAAAGGGCGCATCAGGCGCACAATCAGATAACGCAATCTATCCCCACTGGAATATGACCGAAGGTACAATCGCTACCATTCGTCTACTTCCTGATGCAGATACCAATAACACATTCTTTTGGGTAGAGCGTCAAATCATCAAGTTGCCATTCAATGGCGTTAAGGGTGATCCTAATATCAAGCAGACAGTAGTTCAGGTCCCATGCGTAGAAATGTATGGCGACAACTGCCCTGTTCTTGCAGAGGTTCGTCCTTGGTACAAGGATGAAACACTTAAGGAACTTGCAAACAAGTATTGGAAGAAGCGTAGTTATCTCTTCCAGGGCTTTGTTCGTGCAAACCCACTAGGCGATGATAAGACTCCATCGAACCCAATTCGCCGATTCATTATCAGTCCACAAATCTTTACCATCATTAAGAGTTCACTAATGGACCCTGAGATGGAAAACATCCCAACCGACTATATGCATGGTCTTGATTTCAACATTAAGAAGACCAGCAAGGGTGGGTATGCAGATTACTCAACAAGTAACTGGGCACGTAAAGAAAGCCCATTGACTGAAGTTGAGCAGGCTGCAATCGAGGCACATGGTCTCTTTAACCTAGCAGATTTCTTACCAAAGAAGCCTAGCGAAGCAGAACTACGCATTATCAAGGAAATGTTCGAAGCATCAGTAGATGGTCGTCCATATGATCCTGATAAGTGGGGTGCTTACTATCGTCCATATGGACTAGAAGTACCTGAAGGTGCATCACAATCTGCACCTGTAGTACAGTCTGCCCCAGCAGTACAGGCACCAGTCGCTAACACAGCATCAGATGACGAAGCACCATTCGAAACTTCTGATCCTGTAGTTGTTCCAAAGACAACTAACAGCGACAAGGCACAGGACATTCTTGCAATGATTCGTGCCCGCAACAATAAGGCCTAATCTGGCTACGGGGGAGGGAAACCTCCCCCTTTTGGATAAGGAGAAATCATATGACACTACCGGACGAAAGATACCGTGCTTTAAAGCAAGGTAAGAAGTTACTGGAAGAACTTTGCGATCCAGGTAAAACACCTAGGGTCCCAAGCATTATCAGAGACCGTGCCCGCGGCGCACTACGCCACTTTCCTAGCGACTATGAACTAGAACGCATGGCGGACAATTCTCCCGATCTGCTTGATAAAGTTTCATATTCTGATAGAATGAATCAGAGAAAAATCGCACAATAATAGGAGAATACATGGCAAAGCCATTTGATATTAGTAAATTCCGCAAGGATATCACTAAGGCTATCGACGGTCTTAGTATTGGATTTAATGACCCAACAGACTGGGTAAGCACAGGTAATCATGCACTCAATTATCTCATTTCTGGTGATTTTAATAAAGGCGTACCTCTTGGCAAGGTTACTGTCTTTGCCGGAGAGTCAGGATCAGGAAAGTCATATATCTGTTCAGGAAACTTAGTACGTCATGCACAAGATCAGGGCATTTTTGTTGTACTAGTTGACAGTGAAAACGCACTTGACGAAGATTGGTTGAAGGCACTAGGTGTATCAACTGATGAAGATAAGTTGCTTAAGTTGAACATGGCAATGATTGATGACGTTGCTAAGACTATCAGTGAATTCATGAAGGGCTACAAGGCAATGCCAGAAGGCGAACGCCCTAAGGTTCTATTCATCATTGACAGTCTTGGTATGTTACTAACTCCAACTGATGTTAATCAGTTTGAAGCAGGTGACATGAAGGGCGACATGGGTCGTAAGCCTAAAGCATTAACATCATTGGTTCGAAATTGTGTAAATATGTTCGGATCACATAATGTTGGTCTTGTTGCTACTAATCACACATATGCTAGTCAAGATATGTTTGACCCTGATGATAAAATCTCAGGTGGTCAAGGCTTCATCTATGCGTCAAGTATTGTTGTCGCAATGAAGAAGTTGAAACTTAAGGAAGACGAAGAGGGTAACAAGGTCAGCGAAGTACTAGGTATTCGCAGTGCTTGTAAGGTAATGAAAACACGTTACGCAAAGCCCTTCGAAAGTGTGCAAGTTAAGATTCCATATAGTACAGGTATGAATCCATATTCAGGACTACTAGACCTTTTTGAGAAGGCTGGATTATTGAATAAGGAAGGCAACAGTCTAGTTTACACAACTAACGATGGCGAGATTATTAAGAAGTTTCGCAAGGGTTGGGAGCGTAATGATGATGGTTGTCTAGATCGTGTTATGGTAGAATATCAAGCACGTGGAGAAAATAAACTAAGTACTGTGACCGTTGAAGAAGAGGAGCAACCCACAGAATGAGTTTACCATTGATTCATGAAATATGGAAAGTAGTACGTCCTAGCCTTGAAACAGGTGACATAGATGAAGCGGCAGAAATGCTAGTTAATTATCTAGTAGACAATGACTACGAACCATCTGAAATTAAATCAACCTTTAAACGAGACTCTGCCATTCAAGAAGCAGTATCATATTTCATCGAACAGCCTGGTGATGAGTTTGCCAAGTATGACGAAGAGGATGAGGACTACTACGAGGATGAGGAAGAGGACACTGACGATTACTATTAATGCATTGGTATTCACGAATCACCGCTGACTTATCAGTAATCCCAGATTTCATTACTCATTATGAAAATGAGATGATTTCTGCTAAAGCCGATGTGAAGGTTTATGGCAATGTTGAAAAGAACATTGCCAACCTTCCCGGTGTTACTGAATATCGCTTCAATCAATTACAAGAGATTGAAGCGGTACTCAACTATCTAAACATTCAACTACGAAAAATTCGTAGGAAACATTTTCAAAAATACCTAGAAAAATACAATAGACAATTAACTAGCCGTGACGCTGAAAAGTATGTTGACGGCGAAGAAGAGGTTATTGACTTTGAGGTACTAATCAATGAAGTTGCATTGTTGCGCAATAAATGGTTAGGCATCATGAAGGGTATTGATGCAAAGCAGTGGCAATTGGGACACATTGTTAGATTGCGAACTGCTGGTATGGAAGACATTACCATTGGGTAATAAATGTCTTGCATTTAATTTCTAAGTATAGTACTATCATTATAGTTTAACAATAGGGTGTTTGTATGTTTAAAACTCTTCAAGCGACTGTAAATAATTTTGATATGGATGAACTTTTTCCAGCCGATCCTTGGACACGCAAGAAAAATGAACAGGTAAAGATTGAGTTTGATCTGTTGGTACTCAGTGCCGCACTATATCGTTTGCGTAAGGTCGCATCTAAGGACACAAGTATGAATCACATTCATACCATGTCACTGACTGACACTCAACTACCCAAGTATGTCACGCCAGAAGATTATGATTTTGCTGAAACTATTAAGGAACATTTTGGACAGAAGTTGTTTGTTCTAAAACTTAAGAACACAAACCTTACTAATTTTCGTGAGGATCTAAACAGTTTCCTTCATAGCAGTTGGCACACTGATACTTCAGGTGTTTTCATTTATCCTGAACGTTTTTTGGGATTGGCATACAAACTTCCATATCTATATGAGTATGATATGCAGATGAAGGAAGTATTTGATTCCGATTATTGTGACATTAAGGGTCCAAATGCACTACGTGATGAAAAGTCATTGACGCATATTAAGACCATTGTTCAGAATAGAAAGCATAACAACAATACCGAATATTGGTTCTCTGATGAGAAGAATAATCGTGTAATGATTGTAGTTGAAAAGCATAACCCATTAAAGAGTGTATTTGATTATTTGGTTCAAGAACCTGTTAAAGTAAAAGGTAAGTTTGAAATGCGAATGAAAGATTCGCAACAATATTACAGCACACCTGTATGGGAAGTGGTAATCTAATGGATGCGTATACTATAGCAAATTTGTTGTTATTGTATATCGAAAACCAAACAAAGAAACCCCGCGTGAATTACATTGAACATCGTAATTTGCGCGGAGTTCCATATGAGTCCATAAACTTCACGTATCTTAGAAATACCTACGAAGTACATGTTTACAATAGTCAATTTATTATTGTAAAAAGGTTGCACAATTTTGGCACTTTGTGTAATAATATCAAAGATGCAAGAAATGCAATTGACAGTGCTTTACTAGAAAGTGAACTATACGATGACTACGATTGATGTTGCTAATGAACTAAAAAAGCATATTGACTTTGCAAGATTTGCAAAGCAAGTAACAGCATTGGGGAATCAATGCAATGATAGACAATGGCGCTTTGCAAAGGGCCTAATATTAGAACTATCATTTGAAATGTGTTCAAAGGGTAACTTGAAATACGTATCTCAATTGGGTACAGACTATATCATGGTTAAGTATAAGAACACTTCCATTGAATTTAAGTTTGAACAGAAGCCATTGTTCGGTAAGCGTGGTAATATGGCAAAACATATTAATCCTACACTAATGAACAGCCGAGGTACAAACAAACATGTTGAACTACCTTCCACCTATGCCGACTATCTAATCTATGCTACACCCAATGGTGCATTGCTATTTGATAAGGCAACTGTATCTAAGCATCTAAAGGTTTCAGGCGATAGCATCACAGGTAACTTGCCTACTGATGAGGGAGTTATTCTTGCTGACCCTTCTGTAATGAATAGCGACACCCAATCTGAAGTCGATATTATCAATCCTATTATGAATATGATCCGTAATTGGGCCCAAAACATCACGTAAGTTGTTGATTTATATAGGCTTTTTTCTTTAAAAAAAAGGCTTGACATTTAATCATTTTGGGCATATACTACATGTATTGACACTGAGAAATCGGAGATAGCACATGAAGATCGTTATTCAAACCCAGATTCGTGAAAACTACGGTGATGCTGACAAGCCCTACTGGAAGTTTAAGGGTGGCAACACTTATCTCATTCTTGGTTTGACTCCGGGTCAGATTGAGGCTGTAACTGAGAGGGGCATCCCCACTCTTACCAAGTTGATTGAGTCCCACAGTGAAGGCTTTGAGGAGTATGTTCTCGGCTTCAACATTGTTGAGGACACTGCTGTTACGCACGAACCTTGGGAAGCCCCGTTCAGTCTTGCTTGGGAAGGTGGACGTTGGTTGGCCCGTCGTACTACCGAAAATGGTGAGTATGGCTACATGCGCAAGGAAATCGAAGCCAAAACTGAGCAGTATGATATGCTCATGGGCGGCGAACGTGCTAACTACACCTGTTCGTTTGTCATGCGTGACGGTCGTGAATTCACCTACGAACAACTGGAACAATTTTACAAAGAGGCAGCATAATGAGCAGGATGAACCAAATCAATTTGGAAATTCAGGAAATGTTACAGGATGGATTTCATCCAGTCAAAATAAGCAAGGTCCTAGGAGTGCCCTTGGGTTGGGTTTATGACACGCTGGAAGCAATGCAGGACAGTGATGAACCCTTAGAAAACTACGTAAGTGATTGATTTCTAAAGCCTTTTTTCCGTAAAATAATGGATAAAAAGGCTTGACATTTAATCGTTTTGGGCATACAATACATGTATTGACACTGAGATTGAGGAGATTGCAGATGGGTTATCGGAAACTTAGCGAACGTGAAGCAAAGTGGCAGCCCCGTAAGGGCCTGGAAGGTCCTTTCTTTTACCCCAACGGTCGTGTTGCTTACTACGATCCTAAGGAAGGTCGCTATTACGATCCGACCACCGACTTCTACCTCTCTCATGATGAGGCCGCAGAATTGCAAAATCAGGTCTTTGATCTACTCAAGGCTTGACATTAATTCGTTTTGGGTGTATAATACGTAGTATTGAAACTGATAAAGAGGACTAGCAAATGACTAA